CTTCGATGTCCCTCTCCAGCTCATCCACTCGGACGATGAACTTCAGCATCGGATCCCCTGGAGAGCTCTGGACGATGTCCTTGTCGTATCGTATAGCGCCCGGAAGCATCTGAAGCCTCAGGTCTTCGATCTGCATCTGCTTGGATCTGATCTGCAGCTTCGTCTTTTTTGGCATTGTTAAAAACTCATAGACCTCATCCTTCACATGATCACCTCCTTCAGTACCACACGGGCTTCCTCCTCGCATGCTTTAATCAGGGCCTTGCGGTCATATCTGAATTCGACGCGGATGTCGTCGATCTGGCTCATAAGTCTCAGAAGTCGCTCAGGCCCGAAGCCATACTTCCTATGGAGTGCTAATAGCATGCAGGCCATCACCATGGCGCCGATCCACTGCTTCTGTCTCTGTCTCATGTAGATCCACTGGGCTCTGCTCATCCGGCCCAGGTCTATCTTGGAGTTAAGGAAGGCCAGATCGTGCCAGCTCTTGTCTGTGTCCGGGATCTTTACCTCGATGCCGGTCTCGTTCTCCAGCATCTCCAGCATGCTCATCTCGTTGGTCTCTCCGCACTCGTTCCACGCTTCCAGAGTCTCGTCAAAGATCCTGCGGATCCTGAGAGGGCCCCAGCCATCATTCCAGTATCTTGCGAAGGCGATGGCCGCTGCGCTGTAGATGATGTCGACCTGCATCTTCATTTCTTTGTCCAGTTCAATCTCTGCTTTTCTCAGTGCATCCATCCACCAGAGCCTCCAATTTCAGAATAATCATGTCACGCTCAAGTGCTGCGCCGTATTCTCTCTGACATCCCAGAGACGTCTCCCATCCCGGGAGTTGCACCAGCACGTCACACATGCGCAGCAGCTCCATGTCTATGTTCATGAAGTCCTCACGCGTTGCTGTTCCGTCCAGTACGAAGCAGAGGTTGGCCGGGTTCACGACTCTGTATCCGTTCCTGGTCAGAGCTGCTGACGCCTTGTTGAAAATATCAAGATAGTTACGCACGCCGGTGATCGGCCCGCTTAGATATACCCTCATTTTGTCGTTTTCCTCCTCTTCTTGGCTGCCGCCTGCTTCAGTCTTACGACGGCCAGACCCACCTCAGTCAGATCCGGATCCTCGAACCTGTAGCCGTATCTTGTCAGGGCGCTGTTCTCGCCTTTTGTGATCATCATCAGGTTGTCGATGTCGCAGTTCAGCTTGTTGCTGTCCTTGAAGGTGATCATCATGCCCTCAGGTATAGGGCCGTTGTGTTCTTCCCAGACTGCCCGGTGTAAGAACTCCCACCTCTCCCGGATGGTCCCCTCCATCTGCTTCTTCCTCAGCTTGTAGCCGTCAGAGCTGACCACGATCGTCCCGACTGGCATCTCGTTCACCGGTCTGTCGCCCTTCTTGAACTGGGTCGCCCTGACTCTGGCCAGCTTCTCCGGGTCGTTCTTGCAGATCTCCTCGAGGGTCTTGCCCTTGGTTCCAGGTGCTCTGCCTTTTCTGAACCATCCGGTGACGCCTGACTTGATGCCGTGCCTCTGTCTGAACTGCTTCATGCAGGTGGGTGTCATCTCGTAGCCGAAGAGCTCCTTGACCCTCTCGGCCATCTCCTTGGAGCTCACGCCCCAGGAGTTGTCGCGGATGTATTCATACATGCCTTGCGGATATTTTGTCTGGTACTTCCAGTACTCCTCCTTGGACAGCTGCTTCTTGTAGTTCCGGATGCCGTGGTTGCCTCTGTATGCCTTCATGCGTCCGGGTGTGAAGTCGGTGCCGAAGGTCTCGTTGACCTTGGCCGCCAGCTCCTGGTCTCTCATCTTCGGGGACCACTCTCTCACGAAGTCCTCGATCTCGTCCGGATATTTATAGATCATTTTTTACCAGTCCCCCCCCGTCGTAAGCATAGGCGGGATCGTGCCCGCAGTCTTGTCTGTGTGGTAGCCATAATCGTCCAGGTGCTTCATGGTCTTGAAGGCCAGCTCACCGTTCTCGATGATCTTCTCCGAGATCTTGACGATGGAGTCCGTCTTCTGAAGTTCCCGATCCAGCTCTTCAGATGTCAACTCGTCGTCGTTCAGCCTTTCCAGTTGCTCGAAGAGGTAGTTGTTGAGGTCTGTCAGTGTGTTCTTCATGCTCTGCTCCTTTTCTTGTTACTCGTAGCACTGCTTCCTGTCTTTCAGGATCCCGATCAGTGCGCTCTGTGTGATGTCCTTCTTCTGCAGGCTCTTCATCACATGCTCGTCGACTGTTCCTTTTGCGATTATGTGGTAGACCATCACCGGGTACTTCTGCCCCTGCCTCTGCAGTCTGGCCACTGCCTGAAGATACTGCTCCAGGCTCCAGGGTAGTCCGTACCATGCCATGATGTGACCGCCCTCCTGAAGGTTCAGGCCGAAGCCTGCACTGGCCGGATGCGCCAGTAGCATCTTGATCTTGCCCCGGTTCCAGTCCTCGATGGTGGAGTCGTTCTCCAGGAGTCTCGCTTCGTGGAACTTTGCCAGGATCGCATCCTTGTCCGCCTGGAAGTTGTAGAACACAAGGACCGGACTGCCGTCCGCCGCCTCGACGATCTCTTCCAGGGCTTCCAGCTTCGCGCTGTGGATGAACCGGCTGTCGTGCTTCGCGTCATAGACGAAGCCGTTCGCAAGCTGCAGGAGCTTCGACATGACGGCCGCCGCGTTCATGGCTGCGATCTCGTCGCCCTCTATCTCCAGAAGGCTCTCCCGCTCCATCTCCTTGTATGCCTTCTCGGCCTTCGGATCCAGATGCACCTCCACAGTGTTCTCGATCTTGTCCGGCAGTGTCAGGTAGTCCTCCGCCTTCATGCTGACCGTGATGTCCGAGATCCTCTTCGTGATCTGCTCCAGTGCTCCGCGTCTCGGCTCCCACTTGTAGGTGACGTACCCGTTGCCGTAGCCCGGCCGGAACCAGTTGCCCCGGTAGGCTGTGAGAGTACGGCCCAGTCTCTCGCCTCTGTCCAGGAGATACATCTCCGCCCAGAGATCCATCAGACTGTTCGCCGCCGGTGTTCCGGTCAGCCCCACGATGCGGTCGATCATCGGCCTCATCTTCCTCAGGGCCTTGAACCTTTTCGCCTGGTTGCTCTTGAAGCTCGAGAGCTCGTCGATCACGACCATGTCGAACGGCCACTTGATCCGCTCCTTCTCCAGGTGCTCCACTAACCAGACCACATTCTCGCGGTTGATCACATAGATATCAGCCTGGGCTTTTAGAGCTCTGATCCTATCCGCTGCAGATCCTAAGATCTTGGAGATCTTAAGGTGCTTAAGATGGTCCCACTTATTCGACTCACGGCTCCAGGTATCCTCCGCTACCCTTAGCGGTGCGATCACTAAGACCCTGGAGACCTCGAAGGAGTCGTTCATCAGCTCATCGATAGCCGTAAGTGTGATCACGGTCTTACCCAGGCCCATCTCCAAAAAGAGACCCGCTGTCTCATGTTCCCGGATAAAACTTACAGCCCGCTTCTGATAATCGTGCGGTATGAACTTCATCGTCTCCTCCTATCATCCTCAAAAATGTCCTCACGTCTCCGGATCCCCACAGCGCCCAGGTCTCGCACCCCAGTCGCGTAAGCGTCCTCATCTGGATCTTCTGCCTGCCGGAGAGTCTGCCTACTTCCGTCTTAAGCTCCACGAAGTACACACGCCCGCCCGGCATTACTATGATCCGATCCGGCACTCCGTCATTCCCGGGTGATACGAACTTGAACGCCTTACCTCCAAGCTTCTGAACACCCTCGACCAGGATCTTCTCTATATCCCTCTCTCTCATTTTTCACCTCGCTGTTACTAGCGCGCGCACGCGCGTATATATGTGTATATGTGTGTTTTTATGTGCCTATAACATATAAAATTAACATTTATAAAAAACCTAGTAACAAGTAACAGAACGCTAACGCGCCCTTATTTTATGCGGTTTTCGGCTGTTACTACGTTTTTGTTACTAATTCGCTAGTAACAGAAGCCCTCTGTTACTAGCCCTTTTTTGTTACTGGCTTTTTGGGTGCCTGGTAGCACCTTTGTAAGCCGTAGATCTTTATGCGCTTCGCGTTTCCGGATCTCTTCCAGCCGAGCTGTAAAAGGATCCTCGCGATGTCGTCGGAGTCTGCTCTCTTCTTGGCAGCAGGCGACATTTTGAAGCACTCCGCCCAGATCTCCATCACGCTGACCTCTGTACGCTTGACGGTTCCCACGCTGGCGCTGTCGTCCATAAAGAAGCGGCGCTCTGTGAGATCCTTGTCGTCCCAGTCTTCCGGGAGAAGCTTCTCGAGGTATTCGGAGACAAGTCCGAGACGCTCGTCCTGCTCCAGTGCCCTGATCTGCTTAGAGGTTGCGATCTTATCAAGATCCTCATTAAGCACCAGGCTCCTATCATCCAGCTCTTCATAATAGAAGAGAGCCTCCGCCCAGATCTGCGCTACCGCGTCAGGTGTGAGATCCCACGCCTTGAGCTTGTGATCCTCTGAGCAGTCGATCGGCCAGAAGCGACGGTTCCCGGTGATGTCCTTAAGGTAGTCGTCCGCGTTGCTGGTTCCGATAAAGACGCAGCCGCGTCTATGCGTGTCGGTTCTGCGGCCGTATGCAGCTCTGTAGCGGTCCTCTGTCCTGCTGACGAAGCTCTTAACGCTCTCGATGTCCATCTTACGCATACCCTTAAGCTCTGAGATCTCATTTATCCAGGTGCCTTGTATCTTCTCGGCGGCCGTCTTGTCCTTCATATCCTCGAAGCTTAAGCTGTCACTGAACCACGGGCCGCCAAGCTTGGCCACCAGAGTACTCTTACCGATTCCGCCGGGGCCTGAGAGCACCGGGATGTAGTCGAACTTTACCCCGGGGCGCTTTGCTCTGGAGATCGCTGCGATCATCCAGCGCTTCGTTACTTCCCTGGTATAGTCCTCATCCTCAGCTCCTAAGTAGTCTATAAAAAGCGTCTCCATGCGCGGAACGCCGTCCCACTCCGGCAGGCTCTTAAGATAATCACGTACCGGATGGAAGGATCTATCTGCAGATACCTGGCTGAGCGCGTCATATATGTCCGTGCGCTTAAAGGTGTTGTATTCTGTGGCCAGATAGATATAAAGAGCTGAGTCGTCTGCATCCTTCCACTCTGTGAGCTCTTTCTTCCAGGGCACCGGTGTAGTGATCTCGATAAAGCCCGAGAGCTTATTGAACTTTATACCCTTGAGCCCTTCGTCCTTCCTTAAGATCATGAGAAGGTTGTCGATGGTAGTCTCTACAAGCCCCTGCTTATTCCTTGTAAGGTCGAGCTTCCACTCATGTACTGCAGGAGCATCCTCGTCTCCCTCGAAGTCTGAGACAGCTGAGGCCTTACGATCGGCGTCGAAGGTTCTGATACAGTTCTTATCCTGGCGGATAAAGTCGATCATCTCCTTATAAGATGGCAGGCGTGTCGTCTGAGTGCCCTCAGGAGCATCCTCGTCCATCTGTCCGAACTTGTGGATCCTCACCAGATCGAACGCGTTGAGGTCCATGCCGTGCGCCGGATCCGTTGAGTGGTTCGAGTAGCAGAAGAGCCCCTCGTCGTAGATGACCAGGCCCCCGGATGTCGTTCCGGCCGTGTAGGTATAGCGGTCTTCCTTGCCCTCTACCGGCGTATATACATCCGGCAAAAACTCCGCGATCGCCTCCGGTACCGTGTAGGTCCTGCAGAAGGTACCCACGAGGCCCTTCTTCTTAAGAGGGTCCTGCTGTTTGTCCTGGCGGCGCTTCTGCACCTTGATCTCATCCGGGAAGAGTGGCCAGTAGCTCATATCTCTCCAGTCCGGATATTCTGCGAGGATCTTGTCCGCGCTCAGGATCTTATCGTCGTTATACTCAAAAACATATTCTGCATCCCTGGAGTAGCTCGGCCAGTACATGAGACGGCTCGCCTGCACTGTGGTAGGATCGAAGTACTTGAGACCGATATGCTCGGCCATTTTTCTCATGATCGCCTCATACTCTTCCGGATCCACGTCTCTGTCCAGCGGAGCGATGAGTCTGTATCTCGGGCTGTCCGGTTTATGCTTATGAGTCGAGTAGATCGCCCAGGCATAAGGAGCCTCGAGCTGCATCGTCTCCACGAAGTCGGTCGGAGCGAAGTCCAGATCAAAAGTGATCAGGCTCCTGCTCTGCACCGTGTCGGTCTTCCTGCGGCCGCTTTTTAATGTTCCGCCGACGAAGCCGCCGACGTCCTTGATCTTGTCCTGGTCAGTCTT